ACGCCGAATGGGTTGACCCAGTGTCCTTGCAGGGCGGTGACGAATGCGCCGAACCCACCGATCGCCACCAGGTAGAAGGCGATGCTCAGCATGGGCTGATCGGCTGGGCGGACCTTGCGCAGGTAGTCGCATGCGGCGACCACCACCAGGACGCACAGGAAGACGTCCAAGGCGGTAAGCGCTGAAACCAGGATGTTGTTCATATCAGGCACCTCGCGCCGTGACGAACGACCCCATGGCAGCCTTGATCGCGGGGATGATGTTCATGGCGGTGAGGCCAAGCACGAACGCTACCCCGCACAGCAGATCATCAGTGACCGCAAGCTCAAGCTTTGGAGCAAGCCAGGCGGTGACGGGCTGGGTCAGGTAGACCGAGAAGCCGAAGCCAGTGGCGACCGCAGTAGCAGCCTGGAATCGGGTCAGATCCTTCAGGAAGCCAAGCGACAGGATCGAGCCGATGAATGCAGCCATCACCACCCCGTACTTGCCCAGCACTACGCTCGCGGCGGCGCTTGTTGGTTCGGCCATGGGGGTGTCCTTGGGAATTCAGGGCCTATTGAGGGCCTATTCGGGCAATAAAAAACCCGGCGCAATGGCCGGGTTCTAGTGGTCACTCCTCAACTAGCGCAGGAATGACAGGATGGGTGAATATTCGGCGAAGCGGCATGTCATGTCAAGCGGTCTATGCGGCGTCATGGTCATCGAATAAAACCCCCTCGCTGCTCAGGATCTCGCCAGCCTCCACCAGCCCTTCATCCACCATCTTGTCCAACCCTTTGAAGATTTTGCGGCGCCAGTCACGGCGGGTGCGCTCTGGGTTTCCATCGAGATCCCAGGTGTTCATGTCGTAGTTGTGCGCAGGCAGGATGATCACCCCTTCGCACGGCGCTTCCTGCCGCTGCTTCAGCTTCGCGTTGATGGCCTCCTGAGCTTTGGCGACGGCGGCCTTTCGCCAAGCTGGGGCATCCTCGTCAACCTCGAGCGTCACCTTTTTCGAAACCGGTCGCTCAGCGCCCCCGAGCTGCGGGTAGGCCCACGCGGTCACCGCCTTGGTTAGGAACAGCCTCGGCGCCGGCGAGGTAACGTGAGCAACGATCCGGCCTATGGCCCCAACCTTGGAGGCCATGTGAGTCGAGTAGCGGGCATTCAGGGCCAGCCAGTGCTTAGGCTGGAGGCAGGAATGCAGCCTTCCGAATACCCAGCAGTCGGTGAGGAATGCCGCATCCTTTCCGACGATCTCGCCCCTGAGTTTGCTGGCCTGCACCTTGGGGGTGTAGTCACAGCCACCAGCGCTGTTGATCGTCTCGGACGCCAACGCTCGAATTACTGCGGAAATCACGTCTCGATAGATCATTGCTTACCCCCTGCCCGCCTGGCCTTGCTCAAAATGAATTCTTCGGAGTACCGCTTGCGGCGCACTGCCCCAGCCCAAGACAGCGATACGCCGCCCACCACCATGAGGGTGGCCAAAATCAGGAATGCCCATGCTGGTGTCATGCTGCAGCCCTCCTCAGGTCTTTGAGTTTTTGCCTGTACAGGGCCTTGATGGCCTGCAGGTCTTCGATGGTTTCTTGTTTCATCCCGTCAAGACCTCTTGTGTGGCAGCGCGTGAAGCTCGAGATAGTCGTTCCTGGCCTTGATGGCCTGGGCGATATCTCTGAATCTTCCGAGGTGAATTTGCTTTCGTTGCCACTGCACCTTTGCCGCCCACCTCCCTCTGTCCCACGAGATGCCAACATGGCCGCTTGTGTTCTTGTCGGTGAGCCGGCGGTTGGCGGCCTGGACGTTGTAATCGGTATACCGGCAGTTCTCAGGGCAATACCCTTTGCTCGACTCGATACGGTCCAGGGTCAATTGGTCGGTGTAACCATTCGCCAAGGACCACTCCATGAACGGCTCGAAGCTCATCCATTCATCACAGAGGGTGACGCCGGCATACTTCTCTACCTCCGAACCACGAGGGTTGAGGCAACGGCGCTTCATGTTTGCCCAGGTAACATGGAGTCGACTGTTTGCGTTGTTGAGGCCGTGAGTGGAGCGCTTGCGCCCTCCGCGCTTGTTGGCGCAGGGCGGACAGCAACCAGTCATGGAGTTCAAGCGATCCATGCGCGACGAGAACTCGACGCTGCATGTGCAGCACTGGAATACACCCATCGACCGGTTTGCCCCTGAACGTTTCTCTACAAAGGTCCTGAGCAGAATTACCTCGCTACCCATAGCAAACCTCCTCCAGCCGTTTTTCAATGCGACGCGCCTTCTTGCTGAACACCGCCTTGACCCGCTTCAGATACGGGATGTCGTGACGAGCGACGTCGCTGTTGCACTCCAGCCAATCAACCTTTGCCTGGCCGATCTTCTCGATGAGCGCAGGGCGGTAGGCCATGATGTTGCCGCTCAGGAAGTTGTTGCAGGCACTGCAGGATTTGTTCATGTTCCAGAGATTGAAGCGCAGGTGTGGGGCTGCTCCGACGCTGCGGAAATGGGAGCAATGCCACTGCCCTTGCCACGAAGCGGGCTTGCTGCAGCTGATGCACCCCAGGTGAGCGTCCCGAAGGCGCACGTAGCGGTTGATCGCTGCTTGGGCTTCCTTGGCGTACTCGGCGCGTGACTTCAGCTTCTCCCGGCGCTCCTTGAGGTCTTCTCGGGCCTGGCGGGTGATGGCCTTGGCCGCGACCTTCTGCAGCTTCGGATCTTTGGCCATGGCCTTGGCGCAGGCAATGCTGCACACCTTCTGCGTGGTCATGGTCGGCTTGAAGGGCTTCCCGCAACCTGGTGCCTTGCACTTCTTGGGCTTGATCTCGGCTACGCGCATGGCTCGGCCTCCGATGCGTAGATGATTCCTGCCGCCACTGCCTTAGCGACCAATTCCGTACGGTTGGAGGCTCCCAGGTGCAGGCGGGCATCCGCCATCCTGCTGCTGACCGTTCCCGGCGAAATGCCGAGCTCGCGAGCGATCTGCTTTCCGCTCTTGCCTGTTGCGGCGAGAACCACGCACTGCACCCCGCGCCGCGTCAGGCCATGGCCATACAGCCCTCGCCAGCCGGGCGCTGCGAAAACGCCTTGGTCCTTGTTGCGCTTGAGATTTGCTTCCTGGCTCTTCATGCCGCCTCCTCGCTCAGCAAGTCACTGAACACCACGCCCTGCGGTGCGAACTCGGCCACGATGCGGTCGGTGTACTGGCAGCCCTGGGCCCGATCGAACAGCCGGGTCACCGGGAAGCCATCCGGCCCGAACATGGCACACGGCCCCATCAGGCGAAGCTTCACCTCATACGGGAGGTGGATGAACGACTCGGCCCATCCGGTGCGGAATTCCTCGCAACCTGCGCGCATGATCGGCACGCCGAAGTGCAGCTTGCAGTACCGGCGCACGTCCTCGATGTCGCCCATCTCGGTGCTCTTGGCGATCCGGTCGTACATGGCGAACCACAATGCGTTTTGATCCAGGGTGCGGTCCTTGCCCGGGCGCATGCTGACCACGACGAACTTCTTGTCGCGGAACATGCGGGTGAGCATGGTCACAGCCTCGGAGAGCTTGGCCTGGCTGTTGACGCTGATGCGGTCAGCCATGGCTCGCCTCCTTGGCCTGCTGATCTGCAGCGCACTCTGCGCACAAGCCTGGGCCTCCGCACTTTGCCTTGACACCGTCATGACGCGGGAAGACATGGCCATGGCCTTTGTTGGTCAGCTCTTTCGCCATGTACTCGTCAACGACTGCATCCGCCATGCCGCTGAACAAGGGCATCTTCCCCTCGTTCCAGATAGCCAGCGGCGAACTGGTTCCTATCGGGTTCCGCACGAAGCGATACCGCTCGGCATCCTTGCGCAGCACCTCGTTCTCGGCCTTGAGCTGGTCATAGGCCTCTGCCATTACCACCTCGGGTCCGTGTGGGTCGTAGCTGATCCGGTTGCCGCCCTCGGAAAGCATCTTGACGACTTTGTAGCGATGGACTTCGCTCATGGCGCCACCTTCAGGCCGCAGGCCTCAATCGCCTTTACCGTCAATTCCCGGTCGATCAGGTATTCATGGTTTTCGAAGCTGTCGTCGGACCTTGGCAGCTCCACCACAACGGCCTCGCGGGAGGCCTGCCAGCCTTTCTGGAACGACTCCCAATCGGCCTGCGCCATCGGATCGATGTAGTTGTTCCCCTTCGGCGGCTGGCGGCGATGGTCACGGGAGTTGGTGCGCTCGAAGGCTTCGCGCATTTCGCGCATCGTGTTGGTGTCCATCAGTGCGCCTCCTGCGTGAACAGCACGTCAAATCGCTCGTCCGGGTACGAAACGGCGTAGCCCAGCTTCTTGCCTGTGGCGGCCTCGTCCAGATCGCACAGGCACTCATCCTCATCCAGCGCCCGGCCGGAAAGGCTCACCAGATCGGAGGGCTGGCAGCCAAAGGAGCGAGCCAGTTCGTAAACGCTCGTGACCACGTCGCCGGAGCCGTCGAGTTTTTCGGTTTCAGCCCAGGTACACATCACACCCCCTCCCCGGCCGGCTGCCCGGCGCGCTTGATGTTCAACTTGGCGAACTGGTTCATGCGGCACCTCGGAACTGCTGGCGATCCAGGAACCACTTGATGGCCCGCTCGCAAACGCTCGGCGCTGGAAGTGCAGCCATGCGCTCGGAATTCACTGGCGCATGCGTCTCGCGCAGGCACTGCTCCATGTCGGATCGGTCGGCCAGGCCAAGGAACAACTCCTCAAGGATGTCGCCAATAGGCCGGACGCTATCCATGATGTCGCCCTTGGCGGCAAGGTTGATTCGTGACCACATGGAGTGGCCGACATGGTCCTTGACCAGGCAATGGAGATCATTTGGAGAAATGCCGTAGGACCAACCAGCGGCGCCCCGAACCAGCATTCCGCAGTTCATGAGGCCCTGATCGTCCGACTCAGGCCGGCCCACTAGAAACGCGACCTCTCGGCCAGTCCTCGCCATGACAGCGTCGGCCTTCTGGATCTCGATATCGGTCGGATCTTTCCCCTTCACCTCGAGGTAGATGCCCACATTCGGCAGCCAGAAATCAGGCAAGTAATACCCGTCGTCGACCCGAACCAAATCAGGCTCGTACAGGTAGAAAATCTCGGCAGCCTCAAGCACACGAGCCCAGAGCAGCTCGGTGTAGGAACGAAGGCGGTAGCCGTTGTGGTGGTAGATCGCTCTGCGCTCTCTCATCAGAAATTCACCTTCACGACATTTTCCTGCTTGGCGCGACTGGCCAGAGGCATGAATCGGGACCTGTCACCCTGGAATGCGGTGGCCACAGTGCCGATCTCCCCGTCGCGGTTCTTGCGGATCAGGATTTCCCCGATGCCCTTGTCCTGGGTGTTCGGGTGGTACACCTCATCGCGATACACGAACATCACGATGTCGGCGTCCTGCTCGATGGCCCCGGATTCGCGCAGGTCGCTAAGCACCGGACGCTTGTCAGGGCGGCTCTCGCATCCGCGATTGAGCTGGGAAAGGACGATCACCGGACAATCCAACTCACGCGCTAACAGCTTGATCTGGCGCGACATAGCCGTTACATCCTCGGTTCGGCCCTTGCCCTCGCCCTCAACCAGGCCCAGGTAATCAATGACGATCAGGCCTAGCCCGCCAAAGCGGTGCGCCTGGCGCCGACCAACAGCGCGAATTCGGGAAATGGTCATGACTGGAACGTCCGAAACGCAGATCGGCGCATCCCGCAGCCTCAGCGTTGCCGCGGCGAGTTCAGGCCCATGGTCAGCAGCGCACTCCCCGGTTTTCAGCGAAGGCAGAGGAATTCCGCCGACAGCCGCCAGAAGCCGGTCTGTGAGCTGGGTCTTGGTCATCTCCAAGCTGACCACCAGAACTGGCTTCTTCTGGTTGATGGCTACGTCGGCGGCAACGTTCATAGCCAGGGTTGTCTTACCCATGGCTGGCCTACCGGCAACAACGATCATCTGCCCCGACTTCAGGCCTTGGGTGAACTTGTCCAGGTCTGGAATACCAGTCCCAAGCCCATCCATGACGACACCTTTCTGGAAGCGATCCAGGCGCTCCTGCAGCACCTCAACGTGCTCGGCCATGATGTCGCCGATCATCTGGCACTCGCCGTCGTTACCCGACGCATCCAGCCCAAGCACGATGGACTGGGCCAGGGAAATCTTGTCCTCGATACCAGCCTGCTCATGCGCCACTTCGTGGATTCGCTCCGCAGCAGCCGACAACTGACGGCAGATGGCGCGCTCACGGATGATCTGTGCGTAGTGCTTGGCGTTGGCCACGCTTGGCGTGTTTGCCTGTATCTCCCCTGCGTAGGCCAGCGTCCGGGTGCCGCTGGGCAGTTCTGCGCGACGATCACTGAGGGTGATCACATCAACAGGGTTGCCGTCAGCGTGAAGCTCCAGAATCAGGCGGTACAGATCGGCGTTGTCATCCCATGCGAATGCATCGGCAGCCAGCTCATCGGAAATCACGTCGATCAGGTGGGGCTGGCGGAGCATTGCTCCAAGCACGCCGTGCTCGGCCTCAAGGCTGTGAAGTTCGATCATTGCGCAGCCTCCGAAATCTCGCGGAACACTGCGCGGCTGACCAGAGCCTCAAGGCGCGGCTGGACGTTCTGGCCACGGAAAAACACCTGGTTGCGGTTGTTGGCCTTCTGAAAGAAGCCAAGCCAGAAGCCCTGCCCGCTCTGGTGATCAGGCGACTCGTTCCATCGCTCGGCGATCATGCTGCGCAGAACCTTGTCGCTCTTCACGGTCACGGCTGGCAGGTTCGGGCAGACCTTGTGGTACAGGTCGATGATCTTGTCCACCGGAACACCGGTCTCGCTGGCACCGTTCGGGCTTCGCTTGAACGCACGACCCAGCCAGTTGACCAGGAAGCGGCGCCAGTCCTTCTTCGGCTTGCTGCCGCTGGCCCAGGCTGCCGCACGCTTGATCTCCGCTTCGACGTCGATCGGTGCATAGGCCTCTGCCCACTTGGTGATCAGGGTGGCGTCCACTTCGAAATCTTCGCCAGTGAACACAACCAGCTTGGCTTCCGATGGAGCGGGTTCCGCCCCCTGGGGGGCAGTAATCTGTTCCGTAGGAACAGTTACTAGGGGTTTTTCTTTCGTATAAAGAAGGGAGTCGTCGGAAATTGGTAGTTTCGTTACGTTATCGGAATTACCACTTTTGGTAGTTTCGACTGATTTTGGTTGAGTCGATTGCTCTTTTTTCGGCTCTTGGTACACCCACTCAGAAGGCGAGCAGATGCCGATTTCGCCACGGCTACCACCAACCCGGTACAGCACTCGACGGGCCAGCAGGCTGCTGATCGCACGCGAAACGTGCGCAGGCAGGATGTTGGTCATCTTGGCAACTTCGTCGGCAGTAATGCGGCGCTCCGTCAGGTTGTAGCCGATCACCAGGCGAGCAATCGCGTGCAGTGTCTTGAACTCAGCTGGCGACAGGTGAACCGCTGCCAGAGCGTCCATCAGCTGATTGTCCATCCGGGTAAAGCCCCCGGCTGATTTGAAGGTGAAGACGTTACTCATGGGCTGCTCCATGGCGAGGGGCAGCCAGGAACGCATGCAGGTGATGCAGGCATTCACGGACGAGCTGTCGTTTGGATTGTCGCGAGTACTGGGCTCGGACCTGGCGAGCGGCACTCAAGGCCTGCTCGAAATGATTGCGCGCCACAAAATCGTGCTTCGCATTTTGTGGCGCGAGGGCCAAGGTATTGCTTTGGATGGTCTGGTGCATATATGATGACCTCACACAAGCGTTACGAATGCAGTACAAGAAGCCACCCTGCCCGGTGGTTTTTTTGTGCCTGCCATTTGAGGGTCTCTTCAGTCCCTATGTGAGGGCCTCACCTATCCGGTAGAGGGCCTCTTCAGTCCCACCAGCTCCAGAACCGGGGCCTTTCTCCTTCCTACGAATACCGTTGCGCCGGACGTAATTGCTTCGAGCAAGACCTCATTCACGGCCTCCTCAAACGTCCAGCCCCTGGCTTCCATGAGGCGATGAATCTTGGCTCTGGTCTCTGGCGGCACGTTCTCTTCACAAAATTCCATCGTGCCCTCCTGAGGGCCTCTAGCCCGCGATATCCTTCAAGTCGTCAGGCATGAGGGCTTCGATGCCGCCATTCACTGCGGCCCACTCAAGCATCTCGAACAGGTAGGTTGCGTACTCGCGGCGAGCCTTGTGGGCAGCTCGCTGAAGCTGCCGATCAAGCAGCGGGTACAAGCGAACCTTTCTGGCCAAGTCGCGGCGCTGCGTCAGGGGGTCTTTGAATCCCATAGGGTTACTGCTCCTTGCGGTTGGAATTGGTTATGCGGCGGATTTCTTGAGCGAGTTGGCCGGGTCGTCCTCACGTTTCGCGATCAGCGCCCCGCTCGACTCCTTTTCCAAAACGCATTGCATTGGGTAGGAGAACCCGCCTGTCGTACGGCACTGAGAAACGCGGCTGCCGGTAACGCCAAGGGCGTCTCCGATTGCGCGGCCGGTGCCGAAAAATTTCAGGGCTTCGTCGTAGGTCATGGGTGTTTCTCCGATGTCTGCCACCGAGTTTAGAGTTCTAAACCACACAAGGCAAGTTATCTAAACAATGAAGTGTTTAGAATCCTTAATATGGAATTCAAAGACCGCGTCGTAGCGCGCATGAAGGAGCTAAATCTCAGCTCCACCGACCTCGTCAAACTGACTGGCGTGTCCAAGGGAACCGTGAGCTTCTGGATCAACGGAACGAACGGCGCCAAGGGCAAGAACCTACTCGCCTTGGCGAAAGCACTTGAGTGCTCAGCCGAATGGCTGTCGGACGGCACTGGCCAGGCTACTGATCAGTTCTCATCTGCCGGTGCTGCGTCGACTACTGCAGAGCTGGTTGCGCAGATGCTGGCCTCCAAGGCCGGGAAGAACCTCTCCGAAAAGGCACGCGAGGTGATGATGGCCGCCGCGGCTGAGGCTGACAGCCCGGACCATGGCCAGGAGTACCTGCCTTCTGCCTACTCAAGCCTGAAGCCGACGCAGGAGGAGATTCTCATCCCCCAGTACGACGTTCGGGCAGCGATGGGCCATGGCCAGGTGCCGGCCGACTACAACGAGGCGGTACGCAACCTGGTGGTGCGCGAGGAGATCCTGCGCGAGAAAGGCGTGACCTATACCGCTCCCTCGGCACTGGCGATGATCACCGGCTGGGGCCAGAGCATGGAAGGCACGATCAACGACAAGGACCTGGTCATTGTCGATCGCGGGATCAACGAGTTCATCGGCGAAGGTATCTACGTGATCACCTGGCATCAAGAGCTGTACATCAAGCGCCTGATGCGCCTTGATGAGGACCACTTCCGCCTGATATCGGACAACAAGCACTACGAGAACCAGACAGCGCGGATCGATGACGTTACGGTGCACGCTAAGGTGCTGCTGATCTGGAACGCAAAGAAGGCGTAGCCATGCCCCTAACCAAGCCCAACCAAGACCTTCGCCGCGACCTCCAGGGCTTGGCTTCTGACCTCAAATGGTCAGCGGTCGAGCTGATGCGCATAGCCGAACGACTGAGCCTGGCCGGAAACGAGCACGACGCCCAAGCAGTGATCAGGATCTGCCAGGTGATGCAGAACGGGGAGGATCGGTTGGTGGGGTATGGGGATGAGGTGAAGGCGGGACTTATCCTCAGGGAGCAAGCGTAATCGCAGGGCTGGGTGCTGCTGGTGTGGAATGCGCACCTGGTGTGATCAGATTGCAAGATTGACCTAAGCTGCCGCGGCATCTGGGGCGCGTCAGGATAGCTAGAAAGAGATATTCAACGGAGTGTTTAACAATGCAAGAGCCAGCACCAGGCGTACGTCTGCAGCACCGGAAATCGGAGACCTTTGTAAGTGAGGTCGTTGATCAGACGCACGTAATTATGATGCAAACCAACGATGGCGGCGCTCAGGTTTCTATTACTTTTTCCCGGGACTGCATGGACGTTAAGGAGGAAGTGTTCGTAGCTGGTAACAATCCTGGCGAGCTTATCCTCACTGTTGAGCCCCAGAACGTTGACCACTATCGGGTTCAAATGATGCAAGCCGTGATGCCATTGAAGGCTGCCAAAGGGTTCGCTATGGCTCTTCTACAATCCGTGGAACAAGTAGAGGCAGCCCAGGCAAATGCAGCCGCAGTCGCTAAACCCTAACCTAAGCTTGGTCATACCAGTCGCCAAGAGCAAAACAAATCAGGATCTGGTCGCCTACGCCCTTGGCATACCATCAGCCAATATGGTCTTGAAAAGCGGCACATCGTCACAAACTACTGTACTGGTGGAGCCTGCCAATGCTGAAGACAAACCATTGGTTAGCGTACATACTGGGCCTGATGAAGCAGAGGATCACGCGGTGAAGGAAGATCTTGCAAGCATCGAGCAGAGGATGGAGCGCCGGATCGATCGTCTTGCTGATGAATTCCGAAGAGAAATGAGATTGCGAGATCAATCTTCTCGGCGGGAAGCGATTGCCTATAAACAGGCCGTAGCAGCGCACCTGGAGTCCAATGACAAGTCGGTGGCCGCCACGCTTGCGGCTGTAGAGCGTGCCGAAGCCGAATTTGGTCAAGTGAAACAAGCCAATAAAGAACTGCGGTTCTGGATGGCTGGTATCGGCGTAGCCATCGTCCTGGGCATTATGGGCGCCAATGCCACCATTTTTGGTGGTGGTAAGGCGTTCTTTGACGGCGGGAAAGAGGCTTTAGTAAACCAGCAGCGGATTGATGCCCTCATCAAGCAGGCCCAGGACCAGACTGAGGCAAATCGTCGAATTCTTGATGAGATCCGTGCAGCCCAGCTCAAAAGTCGCCCAGGTCAGAGTTGACATTACTATCTGATAAGCCCGCCTCGGCGGGCTTTTTCATGCCTTCACGCTTTTTTCACGCCCTACCCTGCACAGTGAAGGCTCATCCGATTTCCTTACGTTAGCCCGCATAGCAGTGCGGGCTTTTCTTTTGGCTTCAGAAAGGCGCCTCCTCCTCGATCGCAACAAATTCATCATGAGTCTCTGCCTGGGGGTCGTCCTCGGAGAATGCCTCCCAACGCAGCGTGACCGAGGCATCCTCCTCGTTGAACTCCATTTCTATCCCGTCAGTTTCCTTGAGAACCCCCATCACCTCTTCCCACTCCCGGTCACCGTCGGTGTCCAGGCGGTGAATCACTACCCATCGCTGCTGCTGCGCGATCGGGTGGTTGATCATCGATGACACCCGAAGACCAAGGCGCTCCACGCCCGACATAATCGCTCTCTCCTGCTGCTTCTGGGACTTTGCCATCTGACACTCCAATAACTGTATGTCCATACAGGTTCTACGCAAGATTAGCCGATCTCCTATAGAGCCGGAAGTCTTGACATTGCGCCCGTTGCAGTGGCTTCCGTCCGTCTCGCCTGTTTAGATTTCTAAAATTATTCTTGACGGGCTCTGTTTAGTTTTCTAAATTGACCTCAAGCAGTCACTCACCAGGGACTGCCGAGGCCCTCAAGCCTAACCGCTCTTTACACAACTCAACCGATTCAAGCTCCTGCCGGGAAAGGCGTTAGCGAATCCACATAGCCATGCGGCTCCCTGGGATTGGCCGTATCGACCTCGGTAAGCGGGAGCGGCAACACGAATTTTTGAATTAGCGCCCTGAGCTTCGGCACAGATGGGCGCCGGACCTCATGCACCCTGCCCCATCAAATCAGGGCACCAGAGCTGCAGCGTGCATGTTGTAAGGACCCTTGATCCAGGCGAACAGATGCTGATTGCCGACCTGGGGAGGAAGCTCGCCGCCCGAACCAAGCCCAAGGATGGCGCCTGACCTGCGATCAGCAGCGGGAATGGCGCCCACATTGCTGACGCAACAAACCGCGACCGACGCCAGTAGCGGGTCGCGGTGCACCACGAGATTCACTGAAGCACCTGGGCTACCGGGTGCTTTGGGAAGACACTGGAGAGAGCCATGGAAACACGAAGATTCAGCATCAAGCCGGACACGCCAGAGCTGAAGGCACTGTGTGATGCCATCGGCCGGGCTCATAGCAATCCAATCATGGAGATAGCGTTGAGCCAGTACGTGAGTCGCCTGGTTGTCTCGACCATGGCTGACCCGAGCTTCCTTGCGAGCCTCTCGCAAGACGCTGCTGAGGCTAAAGCCAAGGCAAAACAGGAGCGCATCGGCCAGTTACGCGATGAGCTTGCAAAGCTTGAATCCGAGTAGACGCCCAATATCAACCGCCCTGGAGGGCAAGACGATGTCAGAAATGACGCGTGAAGAGGCGTACGCCCACATCGCCCAGATCGCCGAGAAGCATGCCCTGATCGCCCAGGCCTTTGGTGGGGTGATCACTGTAGTTCACCCCGAGACTCAGCGGGCGCATGGCATCGAGGAGAAGTGCCTGTACATGGCTGGCCAGGGCAAATACCCAGAGGCCAAGACGGAGCCTGTCCCGGCTGCAAAGAAGCCTCTCGCTCTTGAGCAGCCAGACCTGTTTTCATCCTGACAGCCGGAAAGACGGCCCGATGCCCTGCTCCCCATCGCAGGGTGTGATCGGGATGTGATCTTCAGCCTAGAGCTCGACCCTTTGGGTGCTTGCTGGGTTGCTCCAGCAAACAAAAAAGCCAAATGAGAGTCCCGGTGGAGATTCCGGGAGCAGGCAAGCGTCGTGGAATGCGTAGCCTGAATAGCCACACTAAGCGGCTGACCACAAGATCGCATCACCGATACACCCCGTATCCCCTTTCCTTCACATACGACCGCATTAGGCAGGCGCCAGGCCTGCGCTCTCACGGCTCGCAGGAGGTTTGGTCACCTGCGCTGGCATCTGCCTCATGCGGTCCTACTGAGGTTCACACTATGAGCGAACACACTCCAGGGCCTTGGGTACTGGACACCATCCAGACTTCAGTTGGTATTTGTCATCGAATAGGGCCATTCCCACCGCGGCGGCCGGATGATGAAACAGTAAGGCATGCGTGTCTTTACGCAGACTACCCATCAGCATTCAACCCTGCTGACAAAGAGCTAGAAGCCAATGCCCGCCTGATCGCAGCCGCCCCAGATCTGCTCACTGCGCTGGTATCGGTGGTAGAGAGCGCCGAGCAACGCATTTTCGAAGACTGGCTTCTGCGCATCAGCCCAAGCGGTGACGTTGATTCTGTTAATGCTCAGTGGCTCGACAGTAGTGATTATCTCGACTTCACCGAGTCTTGGGCTGAGCAGATGGACGCCATCGACAAAGCACGGGTGAAGCCATGAGCGGCTGGATCAGGCTCATGGACAGGATTCCAGATCAGGGCCAGCGCGTCCTTGTCTACTCGCCTGATCTCAGGGTCATGCCCGCGCAGTACTTCATGCACGAACCTGGACTCCATGACGGCGACACTGGGTTCTGCGATGAGAACGGAGACGACATTTTCCCTGTCACCCACTGGCAGCCCCTCCCTTCCCCACCCACCGAGTAACCCACCACCTGGAGGCGACCATGCATCCC